TCTTAGTAGTACCGACCCCCCGAGAAGATATGCCAAGCTTAACACCTGACTCAATAAGAGACTGGAGAATCTTTCCTGACGGCGTATCGAGAATCTCTACAGTACCATAGACAACTTGCTTGTCAAGGTACGCTTCTTTGACAAGATGCGAAACATTCTTGAGATTGACTACAGACGAATCGGGGTGATCGAGCTCACCAAGTGCACGATTCTCGACAATAAACTTTTGATAATTACGAATCTCTCTCTCAAGGATGTCGATTGGATAGATTCTACCGTTCTGATTTAAGGTGTCTGCTTTCTGCAGAATTCCTTTCATCATGACTTTTCCGCCATTCTTTTCGCGAGATTCTTTAATCATCTCGGGCGTGTAGTTGAAAACTTCGTAGGTATTTAACAGCTTCAGATCGGTAGTCATAGTCACTCCTTTGAGTCAAGCTCTGTCTTGAGCTTGGAATAAATCATAAATTTAGTTATCATGGCATCGTCGATTGCATCAAAATTCTCATTCATTAATTCAACTTTTGTCTCAACGAGCTTGGTTTTTAAGTGCGGTAGTTGATTAACTTCTTGCAAGTAAGAATCAATTCTATTAGAAAGATCTGTTCTAACTTCTTCAAGCTTATTTTTTAGATGTGACAGATCATTTGATGCTGTAGATAATGCGTACGCTTTAATTATGCTCTTTTGTTGCTCATTAAGAGAGCCAGAATACTTCTCGTTGAGCTTCTTTGTCATCACAGACATTAAAAGTCTAGATGTTCCCGGCGTCTCTTCAGAAATGACATGTTCAGAAACCGCCTGCTTAGGAGACAACAGCCATTGAACCAACTGATCCTCATACTCAGCAATTTTTGCGATGTCAGAATCGTCTGATCTCCACTCATTAATAAGTTGTTGAACAGTTGCACACATTCTATATTCTTTGATCTGTTGATCATAGAATGATCCATCATTATTAATGCTATGGTTAATGTTTCTAATAAGCAAAGATTTTTCTCTGTCTAAAGAGTTCAAGTCCATGTTTATTGCTGCATCTTTAGCCTCTTTGAGAATTCTTGCTGCAACTTGAGGAGAAGAAACTGTCGTCTTCATAAGAGAATTTAAAAGACGAAACTCTTTATAAAGCTGTGTGCCTTTCTTGTAGTGCCTTCTCAGTATCTTCAAAGCTGATGAAGACTTTCTTTTATCGTCTTCAACAAGAGACTTAGAAATAGAAGAAACTAAAAATTCGTATAAAAGTATAGAGTTTCTTTTTTTATTGTGGTTCTTGCTAGTTCTCATCACAGTATCTCCTCATCAGTCTTGTCTGACTCTTGCTCCTCTATTTCAATGCTTGTATCTTCTGATAAAAGATTGTTAGAACTCATTTGACGCATTTGAAAAACTGGTGTTGCTGCCAATTTCTTTAATGCCGACATCACGTCTGCACCTATTCTTGTCTTCGTCTCTTTTAAAGGATTAGAAGCCAATGACCTTAAAAATTTTCCATCAAATGGATCAGTCATCGCCAAGTCTTTTGCATCTAGCGAAGATGACCAGTCTGGTGTGTGAAGCTTAGCAGGACCTGAATGACGAATTCTTGCCCTGTTGTGTCGAATTCTATCAATTTGCTTTTGGGCCTTCACAGGTGTCTCGACATCCTTTAGCTTAAACTTAAGCCCAAACTCTTCTTCATCGTCTGGGTCATCGGCGGCGAGAAGTAGATCTCTATCTTCAGAATCGTCATCGGGATCGTCAGCAGCAAAGAGATCGCCTTCTTCGCCACCTTCTTCACCGCCCGAATCTTCTTCGCCTCCCGCAGATTCTTCACCGCCGCCTTCAGCAGATTCTTCCTCTTCTTCTGGCTTGGCATTTTCAATTTCACTATCAACTAGCTTTTCTTTTAGACGCTGCTCTTCAATTGATCTACACTGTTCTTCGCTAAGACCCCATATTTCTTTTCGAATGAACTCTTTGCTCATTTGACCTTCGGGGGCTGTTCCTGCGATCTCAAACTTTGCTCTCCACAACTCTAGCTTTTGTTGCTGAGCAATGGTTGAAGGATTTGGCAGTCTGAGAACAAAGTTTTGAAGATCCTCTTCATCAAATCCATGCGAGTATAGATGAATTATGGCTAGTTTGTTAAGCTCTGCGATTATTGTTTTCTGGATGACTGCGATGGTCCTTGAGAATCTAATGTCTTCTTGCGCTAGAGTTGCCTTTGAGCTGAGAGACTCATCGTAACCTAGATATGCCTTCGGAATCTTAAGAGCAGAGAAAAGCTTCTTTTGAATATAAGCAACGTCTTCGACGGCGGCGGCATTCTGACCACCGGCTAACGTGTCGATCTTTGTTCCGCTTTCTCCTCCTCGAACGGGAATAAAATAGTCTTCGTCGACAGACAATGGGTTGTATCTAAGATCAACTCTGCCAGTCGATCTATCAACTACTTGACTTGAACGAAGATTCTTGCGCTGCTCCTCGACGTACATCGGAACGTTTTCAGGCGGTATGTTAGCAACATCGATGTAGAACACACGACGCTCGGGGGCGCGAACGACACGATAAACCAACATTGCATCTTCGATAAGAATTAATTGTCGCCAAATACGTCGGGCAGCTTCTATTATGGAGGATCCATATGGCAAAAAAGAGTCATTACCCAGCAGTCTAAAATGAATAACTTCCCAATTTTCTAAAGACTTATTGCCCATCGTGACCCACTTGTACCTCACTGCCATAGGGTCATCAGGGTCATAATTTTCTTCTCTGATTATCTCGTTAACAGGAATTGGGAAAACATTGACAACGCCGTGCTCGGGTGAGACATCACAATACAAAAAGAAGTCACCGTATTTAACTAAGTTTCTCACCCAAGAACGAAGATTAAATTCAACATTTAAAACATCATAAAAAAGCTGTTCAAGAATCTCTTTGATCTTTTCGTTCTCTGAGTGTATATGGAGAACTCTTCCTTTTTCATCTTGAGCGCAAGTCTCGTCTGCGTAAATGTCAAGAGCACTTGCAATCTCAGGTGTATACTCCATTTCCACGAAGTCCTGATACCGCATCATTCTCTCTGAGAGATTGTATGCATTTGCCGTGATAGTTGTGTAAGTTGGAGCAACGCTCTTTTGAAAGAGCAAAGTGCCGCTACTCTTAGATGAGTCAGGCAGCGCGACGGTAGTATCAATACCTTTAATCTTTCTCTTTACTACAGGACCGCTCTTAAATAAACGAGTCAGTTTCTGAAAGAGAGTTTGTTGATTCTTTGCCATAATTCATGCCCCTCCAGTTTGAAGTAGGCGATTCACCTTGCGGGTATATTAAACTGTTTTCTTTAGTTATTCAACAATCATTCTCCTGAAGAGGGCTTAAAAACAGCTTTCTTGACGGCAGGATTTGGTTTTGAAGACACGTCAATGTAGTTCATTGGATTCTTTGCAATCTCATCAAGCTTCTTTGAGAGCTCGTCCAGCATCGGAATTCCAATGTGGCTTTTAGCAGATTCTGATGAAGTTTCTTTAAAAGTTTTTATTGCTGAGATTAAATCTGCAGCGGTTTTCATCACTTTAGAGCCGTCTTTATACTCGTCAGCTTCATGAATTCGTTGAATTTCTTCTCTGATTATTTGCTTGAGTTGTTTAATATTGATGCTTGACATTGCACTTGTTCCTGCCTATATGTATCACTTCACTTGTATAACCAAGAAAAATCTGAATTATCTTGCTGATTATTACCACCCTGATTATTGTTCTGATTTGTTGACATACCGTAGGGTGACATGCTTCTTATCTGAGGATGCATCGGCATCATAGTGCTTCTATTGCCTGGTATGCCTATTGCTTGGTCGACTGTTCTTGACCCACGAGAAGTGGCTTTTAACATTGCATATGCCATATTTGTTGCCTGGTCATTAACAGAACCTTCGCCTGATGCCAACCACATACCGATCGCTATGCTGATGATAAGATCGTCGTGTGCGTCTTTTGAGGCCTGTGCTTTTGAACCGTTCCAAATAAACGCCTGCAGCTGATCGTAAAGTCTCTGTGAATAAGACTTGACCATGCCATTTCTTATCATCTCTTCTAGCTTTGCAAGAATCTGATGACGTGATTTTGTCTGGGTAGAAAAACCGGGCAGCTCATCTGGGTTTGCAGACCTAAATTCGAAGGGATCACCGCGGTGGCTAGGGTAGTACAGCCTCGGATAGCCTGCATCTCTTAGCTTTACGCAAGTAAAATAACCGAAAGAGTTTTGTTCCGGGCAAATTAGAGCGTCATTATACTTCTTACCGTATTCAAACAGAAGATCCGAAAGCTTATCTGGGGGCGTCTTCCCCATGAATTCTGCAACAACTTCACATGTATCGTAGTCTATGACGTGAAAAGTAGAATAGTCTGCGGCATCTCCGCGTGCAACGTCTGCAGAGATGACATATCGCTTATTTAATTCAGGATTTCTCCATATCCATACGCCAAACTGTGGACCTTCTTTGGCAAGAGGCTGTCTAATTGCTTCTCTCAGCCTATCAAGCTCTGTGGGCTGTAGAAAAGTATCACCAGAAGTAATAAAGTCACAGAGAAATTCTTGAGCAACTTTTCTTCGTGGAAGGTTCTTAGTCTCTTTGTCGAACCACTCTTGATCATGGTCAGGGTGTACATCCCACGGGAGTCTGATGGGATTAAAGGCATTTACTCCAGATTCTGCTTCAGTCCAAAGTTTATAGTACTGTCCACCTACACCGTTTGGAGTTGACAAGATGATTGCACTACCACCTGTTGACAGCGTCGGGTAAAGGCCTGTCCAGATATCATCAAAATCTCTAATGAATGCAGCTTCGTCAACAATTAGTAATGCAAGAGCTTCAGAACGTCCGGCGTCGGGTGATGTAGGCACAGCAGTAATTGTTGATCCATTGGTAAACCTAATAGCCTGTTTTGTCGGCTCATACTTGGTCAAAAGCAGCCATGGCGGAAGAGAGTCCAACATGGTCTTCACCTTCTTGATGAAGTTCATGGCAGTAGGCAGCTTTGTTGCGATGACTAGAATGTTCTTGTCTTTTTTGAAAAGTGCCATCCACAGTGCATAAGCAGCTGTTACTGTCGATAGACCTAACTGTCTGGATTTTAGAACAATATTAAAGCGGTGGTCTTGAAAATTCTTTACACAGTCGTCCTGAAAATCATAAGTTTCGAACGGTATAAGACCTTTTACTGGATGCTGAATCTTGGTGTATGTCTTCATGAAGTAGACAGAATCTTTGCCGCACTTAAGAATTTCTGCGACTTGTTGCTGTCTACCAATGTTGACAGGAATCTTGGCTGTCATGACATCTCAAATATGAAAGTTTTTCTATAGTAGGCTGTTCTCTTAGAAGTATGACTGTGGCCGCCACTTAACATTTCAACAGAATCAGCCGAATCAACATCTTTGAGAGTCAAAGCTTCACCAGTCATCTCTTTGTACTTGGACTTCAGAGACTTTTTATACGCTTCAACTAACTTATCGGCGTCTTCGCTAGTTGTTTTCTTGATCATCTGGGCTTCGCTTGTTGAAGCAAAATTCATGATGCAAGTGTACATTGCAATGAGTCTATCGCCTCCGCTGTATGTAAACTTGACTGAATAAGATGCAGTCTTAGGAGTCGAAGATCGACCCCATGTGTTATCTAAGATCTGTCCTAGCGCGTTGTAGTCAATAACTTTCGGCATAATTTTACTCTCTGATGCATTAAATATGCACGTCAATTAGGTTGTGACATCTTCTCTAGAAGGTCGCCAACCATTTTTCCATTCTTCTAGTCGTGGGTAAATAGCTCTATTTGCACAATTATCACAACAGCCAAACTTTTTATGTGATTCTTCGTCATAAGAAGACGTCATTATAGACTCACAAAGACCGCAAAAAAATGGAATAAAATCAGGCATGTCTTTGTCTTTAATGACATAAAAACCATCAGCATGCTTTTTGATCAATCTGTTGTTTGTATATTCTTTCCAGTCACTCATGTGAAAACCATTCGAGAGTCTTTTTCATTTTTGGTAATCTCTAAAATATGGTCTGCGACATCTTTGATTCCATCAACGTGGGTAATGACAAGAATCAGTCTGAAAAACTTTTTTAGGCTAGTTAATAAACGATTGCAAGCTTCGACACCTGCATCGTCTAACGTACCAAAACCCTCGTCGATGATAAACATATCACATTTTGCCATTGAAGAAACATTCACTAGGGCAACTCTCAAAGCAATAGAGGCAATAGTTTTCTCCATGCCGCTGCACAATTCAATGACTCTTCGTGAGTCTCCATAGTTGATATAAATTTCTGATGCATCTGAGTCATCATCATTTTCAAGTTCAACATCAAAGTCAACTATTCCATGCAAAATCTTTGAAATCTCTGCATTTATAACAGGTATCTGAGAACGTGTGATGATGAGAGGAATTCCTTTTTTAGAAAAGGCACCTGTGATTATTTCGTAGATCTTCATCTCTCTTAGCAGAGTATCTCTAGCGACTCTCTCTTTTTCAAGCTTTTCAGAATCAGACAACAGCTTACCGCTCTGAGTAGCTAGACTGATTCTTAGGTCGTCAGACTCTTTGATAAGCTTAGATAAATCTTCTATTTTTGTTCTTATAGAAACAACTTCTGTATTTTCTTCATTTTTTAAAGCCTCTTGCAAATCTTTAAGCTTCTGCTCTGCCTCTTTTAAATTAACTGCGATAGAGTCACACGATGCACGAGAGCTTGCGATCTCAGTTTCTTTTTTAGAAATTTCTAACTTAATCTTAGACGAAAGTGCAATAGCCTTTTCAAGCTTTTCTAAGCGTGACTCTATGCTGGTCTTATTCAAAGAAGAAAGATTTTTAGTTAGATCATTTAGCTTCTTGAGCGCATCTTCAGATTTTTTATTCTGTGCGCTTAACTTCTCTTTGTTTTGGTGAGCATCTTTGATAAACTTGCAGGTTGGATAATCGTCTCCGCACGGGACTTCGTCTAATATTTTTAAAGACTTCTGATATGACTTTAATTGAGTCGATTCTTTGTCGTAAAGATGCTTAAGATCATTTGCAGTTCTCTCGAGAGCACAAATGTCAGCTAGCTGCTTCTTTAGATCGTCAACATCATCAGAATTTTCAACTTGCTCAACTATCTTTAACTTTTCTTTTAGTGTGACAATGTCAGATGTAAGAAGATCTATCTTGGACGTACAGTCGTCGCATGATCTTGCAAGAGATGCAACTCTCTTTTCTTGATTCTGCACGTCGTAAATTGTGACAACCTTCATGTCTTTGTGCGTCGAGAGCGCAGACTTTAAGTCGGATATTTCAGTCTGACGCTGTGCATTTAGCACTTCAATATCAGTGAGCTGGCTCTTTATAGTCTGCACAGCTGATTCTGTCTGGGTCTTGAGTTCTTCCCAGTTTCTATCTGGGTAGTTTCTTAATTGGGACTTGAAACTATTGAGGTCTTTATTGGCGAGATCTGCCATCTTGTCAAAAACATCTAGTCCCAAGAATCTTGACAAAAAAGCTCTCCTCTTTGTAGATCCTTGTGAAATGAAAGCATTAATGTCTCCTTGCGCCGAAAGAGACGTAATAGAAAAGTCTTCATGAGTTCCGATTAGAGACCGAATGACTTTTTCAGTGTCAGTTCTTAAATCACCGCAAAGGTCTACAAGGTCACCGTCTTCTTGCATCTTAAAAAAATTTAAAGATGTAGTTGCGCTTGTAATGCCTTTCTTGTTCACAGACTTTGTAGTCTGTCTTTCGGCAACGTAGATATTACCATTGTGCTCAAAGATAGACCTTGCATAACAGTGTGGTTTTCTTATGTTACACACGTGCAAGTTTTTAATAGATCCTCTATCTGTAGTATTAAAGAGGTTATACATTAAAGTTCCAACAATAGAAGACTTGCCTATTCTATTAGAACCAAAGATTCCAACAATACCGCTCAGCTTAGCAAAATCCACCTCGTTGTCTTCGCCGTACGCAAACGTATTATCCCACTTCATATGTTTTAGAGACCACTTTGCGCCACGAGACAAGTCGTCTGTGGAGGACACAGTAGATAGATACTTCTTTACTTGAGAAGAAAGTGTCTCCCAGTTAGCATCTGTAATTTCATTCTCTTTCGCGTACGTCTGAATAAGAGATAAAATTACGTCCGACGATGTCAAATCAGATTTAGCTATTGTTGCACTACCAGCTTTTATTGTCTCGCTTTCTGCTTTGTACTCTGACTTAAAAGTAACTTCAGTAGCGTCAAACTGATTCTTTAATGTTTCATTAAAGAAACTTACGTCGTCTTGACTGAGTGCATTCGCAGACTTAATTCTAAAACGAGACTGCTTTGGAAACTGAGATGCTTCTTTTAAGAAGTCTTTTTGTGAACCAGACCAATTTAACGTTACAAATGGTCGAGGATTCGGTAGCTTTCTAAACTCGACACTCCAGTCATCTTGAGTCTTAATGTCCCACAGAAGATAACCATGCTCAAGCTCTTCAGCATAGTTTTGCTGAATTGGCGTTCCTGGATATGCAATCCAGGGCTTCTTCGTACCATCACGATGGTCTCGATATCCTAAGTTCTGACGCTGATGAATATCTCCTAAGAAAACATAAGGATATTTTTGAAAGAATTCTACTTTTATTTGGGATTCATCAAGCTCCCAACCAGACTCCGTCACAGAACCTTGAACAGGACCGTGATAGCACGCAATGTTTATCGATCCTTCTTTTGGTGAAACATCTGTCCATCCTTCTTCATCAAACAGAGAATAAACACACCAAGTATAACCGGGATGAAA